TTCCTGCATTACCACATCCGAGACTCGTTAATTGATTCGCCATTATCCTCCTAATCCTGCGAGTGAAGCATATGCAACGCCATTGCCAGAGTTGTATAAGTTTGCGATACCTGTTGAACTCAATACATTCCCAACATTTCCAAAGCCTGTAGCGGTTCCCACTGTGCCAGTTTGAACGAGGGTATTGCCATTTCCTGTACTGTCTGCCCTATTGCCAGATGCCTCATTCATCGTCCAATATGCAAGCAATCCAGTGGCAAGAGTATTCCCGCCAGCATTACCAGCACCTAGAGAACCTAATTGACAAGTCATAATCCTCGTTATGCGTAAAAGATATTCACTACTAGATCATTGCTAGACGGAGCAGTTGTATCGTTGTCCGCAACGAGGTTAGTTGCTCCGATTCCAATACCCAAAGAAAAAGCTATACCTTGAGGGAACGATACGTTTGCTGCTGACCCTGCGGGTATTTCCAATGTGCTAACTGGTGTATCGGTTCCCACTGTCGGAGCAGATGCTTTGTTGTAAAACTTCACGAATCGTGCCGAGGCCGCATTGTTGGCTATAAACCAGCCGTAGACTTGGCCAGCACTACCCTTGATGCTAACTCCTGTTGCCACTAATGAGAGATTGCGATAGGTAGACAGACCGCCAGTTGTCTGAGGGGCGAGTCCTACACTGCTATTCGCTCCGTCGATAATGACATATGGTTCGTGTCCATTCGTTACGCCACTTCCTGTAACTTCTACGACAGGATTTGTTGAACCTTGTAAAATTTGCTTTGCCATGAATGTATGTATTCATGGCGATGAAATTCTCACACTACTCTTGCCACCCACGCATAGGTAGTGGTGCCAGAACTGGTATTGACCTTTAATTGCCAGTTTGTTGTAGGTCCGCTATCATGCGGGTTTGATGAATTGTCCTGTATGTCAAAATATACAGCATTGCCTGCACCAAGAGAGCTACCAGTTGATAACGATGTGCCGAAAGCACCAGTACAGACAGTTGAATAATTCAGAGTTACACTGCCTGTGTTTTTCAATCCCACCGTTCCGAGTCCCGTGAATGGCCCTGCTATTGTTGTAAGTGTAGTTGTCGCCGTTCCACTCCCTGAACTGCCCGCACTAGCTGCACCAGATGAGGCATAAGGCAAGGCTGGAATATCAGCAGGCACAAGAGTACGAAAAGCAGGAGCAGCAGAACCTCCCGACGATGGCCCACTGTAGACCTCATTAGGCGATTGATTCGGTATCGTGATAGCAATTGTGCCTGATGATGTGATTGGCGAACCACTGGCCGAAAATGGACTCGGAACAGTCACGCCAGCCGATGTTACATACGGAAGTGGCGGAATGTCGGAAGGATCAAGAGTCCTGAATGTTGGTGGAGCATCAGGACCACTTGTCGGCCCTGCTAGGACTGTCCCTGGCGGTTCATCGTCAGAGCAGCAACTCCCTCCACCTCCTCCCCCTGATCCGCAACACTGCGTAAGCCAGACGATTTTTCCACTCGCCTCATCGTAATCCCATGCCTTTGCAAGATAGTAAGTGGAATCCTCCAAAGTGTTGTCATTGATTTCTTTTAACAGGCAATTGCTGCCAGCAGTAAAGGTATTGGTAGTTACATCGTAAGATTGCGTCTGTGCTGTGTACCATCCATTTCCGTCTGGCGTACCTGTTGTAGTAAGAACCACTTCGATGATAGGCGGTCCTGCATCTACATCGTAGTCAGCAGAACCTAGCATGACAGGAGGCAAGCCTTCTACCTTGTGGACTGTTGCACGAATTTTGCGTATTGCGTCTTCTGACCATTCTTGCATTATTCCCCTTATGCGTTGTATGCGTTGACTTGTAGTGCCACTGTCGCCGTATTAGCTTTTGCGTAGAACGTGATGGAAGGTTCAGCAGGGAAAAAGGCAAACTGCCCTGCAAGTAACTTCATCATGTATGACCCTGTAGCATGGCCTATTTCAACGTAGTTACTGGCGTCCAAGTTGTAGAAGAAAACGTAGTTCAGCGTAGGAACTCCCTGCGAGGAACCAATCGCCAAAGTTACTTCTGTGGTCGTTACGTTCCATTGCTGTGAGAACTTGCCACTAGCAGCAGGAGTATAGTTGTAAGTTTCGCTTGGAATCTGGTCTTGCAGATTTCCAAAGGTATAAGTCAAACTGAATGAAGGTACTACTGAATTAGCCATATGCAGTATCTATGCTGTACAAAAAAATTCTCCCTGCCTGAACAACAGACAGGGAGATGAACCGAAGTTTTCTGGAGAAAAATGACAACATAAACAGAGGAAATCTGTATATGCGATTCACAATATGTAGGGTTCGGCATTCATTTTTTGGGTACACAAGGTACACTTTGCCAAAGAAAGTCTATAACTGTACCCTACTGTACCTTTTAACTGATTCCTAGACCGCCAAAGTCAACTTTGGTATTGAAGTCGAAGGTAAGTACGTCTGGCGTATCGCTCGCCTGTCCGTTGGTTAGTGCCCATACTCTCACTCTCACCCCATTTTTTATAATAGGTCGTTTCACTCCACCCACAATTTCGTTTGCTCCACAGTCAAGCAACTTTGTGAACCAATTTGGACGTATGCGAATCTCGAAATTGCAACGGTAATAAATCTTTCCGTTCTTTATCATTCGGGTACTGCTGATGCCTGTAATCTTGCCTGTCTGAGTGGCAATCGTCTGGTTATCAATCTTGAGGGGGTTCTGATTCACTCCACCCATTGCTGCATTCAGCTTGCTTCTGTTGAAGTTCTTTAGGTCGATGTTCTTTGTGATGCGTATAATCTGCTCCCATTTCTGCACCATCACAGCAGGCAAGAATGGATCGCCCGCACTATTAGCCACTTTCAAACCGTTCTCATCCTGTGCAGCAGGTTCTAAGTATGGACTCCATGTGGTATCATAGAGTGGCATATCCTCTTCGGGAGTCTCGCCTTTGTCATTGCCTCCCGCGTCCTTGCCATCAGACTTGTTATCCTTCTTTTCTTCTGCTCTGTTGCTATAGGATGCGGTTACATTCCACTTGTAGGGAAATGTTTTGTCTTGGACTGCTTCAAGGGATTCCAGTTGATAGGTATTGCTGCCTCCGTATGGCGTCCAGAGAGCATCTACAGCACAATTGGCTACAACATACGCAGAATCATTTTGCAGACTGTCTACAAATGCCCAAAAGCTTCGGGTTCTGCTGCCCTCGCCACTGGTACTTAGCTTAAAATTTCTGTTCTCGAAATTCTCTATGGTTGCGACTACTGACATACCATATGTAGTCTTATATTTCGATTTCCTGCCGTTTCTTGAGATTGTCCCGTATCTCTTTCAGCAGATTATTTGCATCCTCTTGTAACTGCTCCTGTCTCTTCTCTTCCTTGTCGTCTATGTTGGCTACTCTTGCTCTCTGCTCTGCGAGGAATTGTGCTGCCTCTGCTGAGTCGGCAAGTAACTGAGGAGGCAAATCCACAGAAACCTTGCCTCGAAACTTCTGCTCCTGCTGGTTAATCAGACGTTCGGCCACATCGGGAGAGATGCCTAACCGACCGCCTTTGAAGAGAACTCCATTTTCGGGATTGTTCAGGTTCTTCTGAATCTCTTTCAGCTTGTCGATGAACGTTTCTACTGGCGTATTTGCTTCTTTGGTCAACTTGTCGCCTATGTCCTTTGCCTTGTTCTTCTCTACTGCTGCGTCTTCTCTCTGATCCTGCTTTTCAAGTACCTTGATTTGCTGTGGAGTGAGTCCTAAAGCCTTCCTTTCGGCAAGCTTGCCTGCTGCGTCGCCTCCCTCAAGGAAGGCAGTTCTGATCTTGCCTGCTGATTCCAGTTCACGGAATTTCTTCGCAATCTCATCACTGTGCTTCTGGATTTCCTCGAATTTCTTGTTTGCTGAGAAGGCACCATCTGTGAAGTAGTCAGCAGCAAAGACGAGGTTGCTCTTGATATTGTCAGTGAAGCCTTTTGTGAGTTCAAATTGTTCGTCCAGGCCGTGCCCGATCTGGGCACCAATGGCCCCACCTAGACCGCCTCCGAGGGCATGGCCAAAGACTCCACCCACTACGCCACCTATGCCTTGATTCTGGACAATGCCAAGGGTTCTGTTGAATCCTTTCATGTCCTTACCTATCTGTTTCAAGTTTGTCTGAACTGACTTGTAAACGTTATCAAGTGACTTCGTACTTTCCTTCTCGAAATTCTTGATTGCTTCTGTCGCCTTGCCTACTTCCTGGGCAAGTCCTGTCTGTGTTGCCGTAATCTTTGCCACTATAGGGCCGAGTTCTGTAGCCATACCCTTTATGTACTCTTGACGATGATTTTCCCACCCATGCCTATAACTGCATTCATCAGGGCAATCTTCATATCATCCTGTGTCATGCCTACAGACTTGCTCTTGAACATGAAATCTTTGGCTTTGTACTTTTTCTTACACCACAGATTTGCAGTAAGGGCCATTAGGGAGGCGAATCTGCCTTCCTCATGCCAAGGGCCGACAGGGTTAGCGTTAAAGAACTCTACCCATGTGGCCACTTCATCGACCGTCATGACTTCTTTCCATTCGGCAATGGTCCTGCCTCCTAGCTGAGTGGCCAGCAGGCACCAGAAGTCATCGGATTTTGTTAGTTTTTTTTAGAAAAGTTGTGTGCGTATGCGAGGTCGAATGCCTCAGTGATGCCACTATGGGGCATATCGGCCAGTCTGCTTATGTCCTCGTCGCCGAATATGCGTTTACCTTGTTCATCGCAGAGGCACAATGCTACAAGTTTGGCCCTGATGTTCTCAGTTTTTGTAACAGACTGCTCCCATTGCTCCGATTCTCTTGCTGAAATGGTGCGTAAGTAACAGTCTACATTCCATGCAGTGATTTTGCAGGGCACAACTCCTGCCTTGTGTGCGAAGATTTCTTCTTTTATACTCATTCTTCCCCTTCCATACGTTTATCATAGCCAGAATTGTAAAATACTGAGGGGCATTTTCGAGATGCCCCTCAGTTGCAACACTCTCAAACGATCACTAAGCCTTATGAAGTGGCAAATACTGGTGCGGTCTGTAACTGTACTTCTACGTCAGTGTCTACAATCGCGTCTGCTCCTGTCCCATTTATTTTGAAATTGGTGCCAAAGCCTGTACCTACGAAGTTACCAGAGTCGGAGAACGTAATCTTCCAGTAGTACGTTGTACGGTTAGTGAAAATCGGGTAAATGGTGTTAATCTGTGTCTTGGAGTAATGGATATTCATACTCAGCTTATCCAGTTTCTTCATTCCTGGGATGTATTCCTCAGTGTAGGAAGGCGAGGAAATGCTTGTAGCATTGACGCTATCAACACTGACTTGGAAATTGACTGATGTAACCTCGGCTATTGTGGTGTAGGTCACTCCGCTATCTGACGAATAGGCAAGTGTCGCCCCACTCAAAATTAAAGCATTGCTCATGCAAGTATGTAGACTGCACAAGCATTTTTTTAGTTACCATGCCATACAACGAAATCGACAATGGCACCATAGTAACCGACTTCATCACTCATGTTAGGTGCTATGTATGTGTCCTGTTCATTCTGGATAAAAATACCCTGAACTGCTGGAAAGTTTTTGTAGCCTTGAAACAACTGGCGTAGGTTTGTACTGATGCTCTTGACTTGTGCGTACTGCCTAGACCAGCAGTTAAACTGAAATCGAGTAGCCGCCAGACCAGAAGGGCCATAGATGGAGTATACAGGTACGCTGTCAACTCTCTGGTAAGTGATGAATGGAAATGGCTGTTCTTCTGGTGCCTGGATAGGAAAGACTGGTACGCCAGAAAAATTGACACTGAACTTTATAAGACTAACAAGAGTTTCCTCGATCATGCCGTTATCTAGTACCCATTCGTTTGATTTGCTCTGACACTTTCTGAACAATCACTCTCTCGATTTGCGTCTGGTTTGTGTCCAGGGCAGGACGGAGAAAGGGATGTGCTGGTGCAGGTTTCGGCCCTGCATGGCCAAGTTCCACCAAATGAGCATAATGTGCGGGATTGATCGGTCTGCCTCTGGCGTCCATCGTGGGGCTGTTCTTTGCTCCTGCCATGCCCACTATCACCAGTGGTCCATATGCCTTCACCTTCTCATCTATGCTTCTCTTGAGTTCTCCACTCTCGCCTTTTGGTGCGTACTGTTTGGCAGTCTTGGCCACAAGTCTTGCTGCTGCCGTGATTGCAGGACGGAGTGAACGATTCTGCATATTTCGAGGGAATGACTTCAATGCTGCGATGACTTGGCTTGCTCCTGTTATGCTGGTCATTGCCCTCCTGTGATGTTCTCTGTGCAGTAGGCTACAAGCCATTTCTGCCTCTGGTCTAGTAGGTCTACCCATTCGACGTTAAAGGTTCTGCTGCCGTATACGATGCTATCCTTTGGACTCAAAGCAGTGTAACGCATTGATATTTTCACACTGACTTTTGCTTGTATCTGCTGTGCTGCTGCAAACAACTCCTGCCCTCGTAAACTGTCAATGCTAGCCCACATCTGCACGTTCGTTGTACTTGTGGGGATTGCTTCACCAAATGTGTTCTGTGTAGCATTCCCGCCAGTCTGTAGAGTTACAAGGTATCGCCTCGGTCCTATCGGAAATCTCTTCATACCATATGTAGTCTTACGTCATGTAGTTTCCGTAGGCAGTAGAAGCAAGTAGGTACTCGCAATGCTGAGGTATAGGCTTCATCGCGGCATCGGTTACGCTCTCTCTGTTCTCATAATGTGTCGCAATGATTTCTAAAATTGCTTGGCAAGTAGCCAGTGGCACACTTGCAGCAGTGTTGCCATAACCTGCAACGAAAGTAATCTGAATGCTTCCGATGGTAGGTCTAGCAATGGGATAGAAGGTAAGCCACTGTGGAGTT